CTTCAGCTATGAACAGCACTATCAAGCCGTTCGCCGTTCCCATCGGTTCGGCCAATCGGAAATGGTGCGCAACGATATCGTGATTTCGGACACGGAGGCGTCCATCTGGGAAATCATCAACGTCAAATCCAAGAAGCACGACGAAATGAAGCGCCAAATGGCCGATGCGATGCGCAACGCACAATCAACAACATCACGCCGGGTCGCCTATGACAGGCCGCTTGATCTGGCATTCCCTGAATGGGTGAGGGCGGGACAATGAAACAACCAGAATATCAAGGCAATGGGTGGGCTCTGCATAACTCGGATTGCATCGAAGGAATGCACGCCATGCCCGAAAGCAGCGTGGATTGCGCTATCTTTTCGCCGCCGTTCGGTGATCTGTTTGTCTATTCGGACAGTGAGCGTGACTTGGGCAACGCTGGTGGAGGGCAAAAGTTTCTGAACCAATACGCATTCTTTGCGGATGCCATTGCCCGCGTGATGAAGCCTGGGCGGATGGTCTGCGTTCATTGCACCGATCTGCCCATGCGCAAGGGGCGGGATGGGGCAATCGGCCTGCAAGACTTCTCTGGCGATCTTATCAAGGCGCATACTAACGCGGGGCTGATCTATCACGGTCGCAGCACCATCTGGAAAGACCCCGTAGTTGAGATGCAGCGCACCAAGGCGCTGGGGTTGCTCTACAAGCAAATCCGCAAGGACAGCGGAATGAACCGGGTCGGGATGCCTGACTATATGCTGTTTTTCCGCAAGGACGGCGACAACCCGGACCGCATTGAACATTGCGCGCCCGGTGACACCAAAGAGGCATTGCGCATTGCCCGTAAATGGCTGGACGAAATGCACCGGCAAGGGCTGGCATCGCAGACGCCGCCTGATGACGTTCTGGCCGATCTGGTCAAGATTGCCGAGTTTGACGTTTACGAGTGGCAGAAGTTGGCAAGCCCGGTATGGATGGATATTCAGCAGGGCAACGTTCTGAGCCGTATCAAGGCGGCTGGTGATGAGCGCCACGTTTGCCCGCTGCAACTGGACGTGATCGACAAATGTTTGCGGCTGTACAGCAAGCCTGGTGATGTTGTGATGGACCCATTCAACGGCATCGGCAGCACCGGCTATCAGGCGATCAAGCAGTATCGCCGCTATCTGGGGTTCGAGTTGAAGCCGGAATATGCGCGCCAAGCTGGCAAGAACTTGGCCCAAGCCGAGCAATCCGTTGGCGATCTATTCGGGCTTGCATCCAAATGACCATCATTTCCCACACCGCGCGGGGCGGTTGTTCCTCCCACAACCCCGCTACCTGTGGGGGTTTGAGTGCAAGCTCGCCCCCACTTTTTCATTCGGCATGGGGCCGGATCGGTGACGCAATGCGCGCCGCAACCAACCGCAACAGCGGTTTTGTATTGGACCCCAGAACACCCTCGGCGCGGACAGGCGCTAACCGGAAAACGCCGGGGGCAACCTATTCCCGCATGAGCGGGCGTCCGAGCGGCACGGTTTGCCTGCGTATGGTCAAAGCGCCCCCGGCTATCCCAAATCTGCCGGGGGCAAATTCCATTGCCTGCGTGATCGGCGGACCCTCCCCCGCCTGAAGCTGTGACGCGGGGCACAGGATCACGCACCCCGCACCTTCAAAACCCAGAGGAGAGAAACGATGACGGAAGAAACTAAAAGTACAGCAAGGCTCATTTACAGAGCGCTTGCTGCAGCGCAGATGGAAATGGGGCCAGCCCTCAAGGATTCCACAAACCCCGCATTTAAATCCAAGTATGCGGATCTGGCCAGCGTTATGTCGGCATGTATGCCCGCTCTCAACAAGCACGGCATCGCGGTTATCCAGCCGATCTACGACGAGGACGGCAAGCGTTACGTCAAGACCATCCTCGCTCATGAGAGCGGAGATCAGCTTGAATGCCGGGTGGAGTTGATCCTCGCCAAGAATGACATGCAGGGCTATGGCAGCGCCGTCACCTATGCGCGCCGTTATGGCCTGATGTCGATGGCCGGAATTGCGCCCGAGGATGACGATGGCAACGCGGCAGCGAAGTCACCGCCCGTCATGGATGAAATGGCCGGGTTCAATGCCGACGTTTCCCAAGCCCTGAAAGACATTGCCCGCGAAAAGACGCTGGACGGGTTGGTGGCATATTTCACCGATCTGTATCGCAACAAGCGGGCCGTGGCCGAGGATGGCCGCGTGATCAGGGCCAAGGATGACCGCAAGAAAGCCCTTTCAGCCGCTGGCAAGGATGACCTTGCCGGTGACAACATCCCCTATTGATGGATACCGCGATGAACATTGCAGCGCCCATTGGGCACAACAACCCACCTTCCCCGATTGACGACGCCTTGGCCCCATTTGGTGACACGATCACCGAAGCCGAAAACTGGCTGGATGGCGCGCGGGTTGAAAACGAAGCGCAGATGAAGGCGGTTGACGCTTTGATCAAGGACATGAAGGCCGCGCGCAAGGCAGTCGATGATGCCCGCGATCTGGCAACCAAGCCGCTGAACGAGGCTTGGAAGGCCGAAATCGCGCGATGGAAACCGACCCAGGACGATCTGGATTTGCAGGTCAAGGGCCTTGTTGCCTTGGTGGACGGTTTCAAGCGGCAACTGGCGGCCGAAAAGGAAGCCGCCCGCAAAGCCGCATGGGAAGCCGCAGAAGCCGCCCGCCGTGAGGCAGAGGCCAAGATGGCAGCCGCAGACGAAGCCAACATAGAGGCGCAGCGCGAGGCGCGGGCCGCGATGGAAGCTGCCGATTATTCCCGCGCGCAAGCCGCCGTGGCGCAGAAAGACACCGTGAAGGGAATGCGTACCGTCACCAAGTACGAGATCACCGATCACCGCGCGCTGCTGAACTTCATCGCCAAGAACGCACGCGATGATGTGACGGCCTTCATCGAAGAGTGGGCGCGGAAAAATCACAAGCAATTCACACACGCGGACGGACTGAAAGTCTGGACGGAAAAGGAAGCGTTCTGATGAAAATGATCTGCATATCGGGCAACATTGGCAAGGATGCCGTGACCCGCACCGCTGGGGATACCACCGTCACCGGGTGGAGCGTTGCCGTTGAGCATCGGCAGGGCCAGGACAAGTTAACCATCTGGTTTGATTGCAACCTTTGGGGCAAGCGCGGCGACACGCTTGCGCAATACCTGACCAAGGGCAGCAAGGTCACTGTCGCGGGCGATTTCGCCACCCGTGAGCATGAGGGCAAGACCTACCTGACCATTCGCGTTGATCAGGTGACGCTGGGCGGCGGCGGGCAAGAGCGCGGGCAGGATCGTGGCGACGACCGGGGCTATCAGGCACCGCCCAAGGATGCGCCCCCGTCGCGTGATGACGACTCGGAAATCCCGTTCTAGCCATGATCCGGTGCAGATGGAACGGCGAAGCCCTGACCCCGGTAGGCCATTACGGCCTATCGGCGGCGCGGGAACTGATGACACCCGGTGACACGGTGATCGTCGAGGTGGATCACCCGCGCAGCCCGAACACGCATAACCATCAGTTTGCGGAAATCGCGGATGCGTGGCGGCACTTGCCCGAGGCGTTGCAACATATGCCTTGGGCGGCAAACCCGGACACCCTGCGCAAGCACGGGCTAATCGTCACCGGCTTTCGCAATGTCGAGACGGTGGACGCTGGCAGCAAGGCCGCAGCAGAGCGCGTGGCAGCCATTCTAAGCCGCCATGCCATCGCGGCGCACGGTTACGCTATCACGCAAGCCCGTGGCCCTGTGGTGACGTGCTGGACGCCGCAAAGCCAATCCATGCGCGCAATGGGGGCCAAGGAATTTCAACGCAGCAAAGAAGCGGTCCTGAACTGGATCGCACAACAGATCGGCGTGACGCCGGAACAACTTAGGAGCAATGCAGCATGACAACCGTAAACGTGACAGCCGAGGAACTCCGCGCCTTCCTCGAACGTATTGAGCAGATGAACGCGGAAATCAGCGACATCATCGAAACCCGCAAAGGGGTGTTCGCCGAGGCCAAGGGCCGGGGCTATGACACCAAAGTCATCCGCAAGCTGATCGCCATCCGCAAGCGGCAGACCGATGATTTGGCGGAAGAAGAAGCCATCTTGGACATGTACAAGTCGGCTTTGGGGATGTGATGGGAAACCTAGCAAACCGCCTACCTCTGGGCCAGAAAAGCCCGCCCACCGTGTCAAAGGCCCTGCGTGAAAGCGCGCGGGGCGAGGCATGCACATTGCGCCTTGGGTGCTGCAACAGCAACCCGGCAACCGTTGTCTTGGCCCATCTGCGGTTTTTCGGATGGGCCGGGATATCGCAAAAGCCCGATGACATGCTTGCAGTGTTTGCGTGTTCATCCTGCCATGACGCCATTGACCGTCGCAGCGTTTACCCGTGGGAGTTCGAGGATCTGTTGCGCGCCTTGGGCGAAACGCTCATGCGGCAGAAGGCGAAAGGGCTGGTGAGTGCCCTATGAGCATCGCTGCAACCTTTGCCAGGCCGCTAACGCGCCTCATGGCTATCGTAAACCCGGCCCGTACAGCGCCCAAGCCAAACCCGGCTATCTCTGGGCCTGCGATGAATGCAACCTCTTGGCTGAAGCCCGATGGCGTACCGCTACAGGTCAGAGCGCACCGGATACACAACCGCGACCCAAAGGCGGCGGCGATCTACCTGCGAAAGCACCAGATCCTAGACAGGGGGCGTTGTTCTGATGCAGATTGATTTGCCTTGGCCACCTCGATCGCTCTGGCCAAATGTTCGCGCCCATTGGAGCGGGCTGGCAAGCGCAAAGCGCAACTACAAGCGCACCGCATGGGCATTGGCTAAGGAAGCCCACGAAGCCCTGCCACAGGCCCGCCTATGCGTTCATATGGCCTTCTGCGCCCCCGACCGGATCAGGCGCGACATGGATAACATGATAGCCGCGATGAAGGCGGGGCTTGACGGCATATCGGACGCCATCGGAGTTGACGATCACCTTTGGGTTTTGACCGTTGAGCGTGGGCCGATCATGAAGCCAGGCATTGTGCGGGTGACGATCACGGTGGCACCGTGAACACCATCGTCACAGTCAACGCCATTCTGCGCCTGCACTTTGATCAGGGCCAGTCCTACAGCGTCATTGGCAAGGCCAAGGGCATGAGCCGCAACACGGTGGCCGGGATCATCAACCGCAACCGCAAGGCCGATCACGTCGCGCCGCGTGGCCCATTCGGAGCACGGCTGGGTGATCGCGGCACGGCATTCGGGGGTCAAAAGCCTTGAATCTTAAAATAAATCAGCCTAAAATGAACGGGCCAAACCGGGGTTCCCGCCCCGATCTGGCCCTTGAACACGGCAAACCTCTCAGAAAGGTCCGCGACATGCCCCATTGCAGGCATAATCCAGATTTCTCCACTAAAATCAAGGTGGCGCAAAGCAAGAATACGGGGAAAACCCCATGAATGGCCTGCCATACTACAAGGCATATCCACGCGACTTCCTAGAGGCAACCGCTGGTTGGGACTTCGAGTTGAAGGGCGCGTATCGGCTCCTTCTGGACCTCATTTACATGCACGGCGGGACGCTGGCGGATGATGCGCGGTTCATATCTGGGCACCTCGGATGCAGCGTAAAACGGTGGAATTTGACCCGCGCAGCCCTGATGGAAAAGGGCAAGATTTACGTGATCGGCAATTCTTTGGCAAATCTTCGGGCCGATAAAGAGCTGGAAATGTTGAGAAGATTTCAAGATAAACAGTCGGAAAACGCGAGCGTTCCTAGGAAAAACAAGGGCTTAGGATTAGCCACGGTTGAGCCAAAGCCAAGCCATACAGAACCAGAACCAGATATAAGTAAGAGAGAAGGTAAACCTTCTCTTGTGCGCTTGCAGAAGCCGACGCGGTTTCAAGAGTTCTGGGACGCTTACCCGCATGGCGGGGCCAAGAAGGGGCGCAAGCCTTCTGAGGCCAAATACCTCGCAGCCGTCAAAGCAGGGGCTTCTGAGCAAGACATCATCGACGCGGCCAAGCGTTACGGCTCTGACCGTCGTGTGCAGGCTGGCTACGTTAAACTTCCCGAGACGTGGCTGAACAAGAACGGGTGGGAAGATGAAATAGACACATCCAAGGAAACCCAACATGGCAAACCTACCGGACAAGGCCGCCTCAGTGCATTCATTGCGGGCGCATCAAGCGCACCGCGAGTGGATAGCTGGGAGGATTGCAACCCTTCTCAGCCACTACTGGCGAGACGATGACCCAATGGAACTGTTGACCGCAATGGCGGCTGATTGGGTCGAGGTTATGGCTGGGATGCCCCAACAGGCGGTGCAGCAGGCTTGCATCCAATACCTGCGGGATGAGCCGCGCCGCAAGCCGACACCGGGCGCTATTTTAGAACTGGCACGGCTGGCAATGCCCGCTCCGTCCATTGTTCGCCAGTTCTCGGCCCCGCCCGAGCCTAAGCGCGATGTCGTCACCAAGGAACAGCGCGAAGCCATCATGAACGAAATCGGGTTTCGACCCAAGCAATTTAGGGGTGAAGAACAATGATGACTCCGAAGCGTGGCGACCGCCGCGAACTGACTTCTATGGAATTGAACCTTCTGGACCAGAAGATATTGCCCACCGCCCGCCGCTGGCTGCGAGAGCAACCTTTCCTTGCGACCCACGCAATCAGCACCCTTGCCCATTGGGATGAGCCGCTGATTGACGACCACGGCAAAGCATACAACCACGAAGCCCCACGTATGGATGCCGCACAATGACAAAAGCGAAACCAATCGACGAGGCCCTGTTTGCGCGCATGTGGCAGGCAGGCGAAAAGCCCAAGGCCATCGGCTTGGCGGTTGGCATCCATCACACATCAGTCGCCAAGCGCGCGGCCAAGATGAACATCGCCAAGCCCGAGCCGGAAGGGACGCTGGGGCCGCGCGCCAAGGTCATTGACCGGGCCAAGTTCACGCAGATGTGGATTGCGGGCACCGGCATGGGCCAGATGTGCGCCGTCTTTGGCATCGGCGAAAATGCCATCCGCCTGCGTGTTGACGCATTCGGCTTGGAGCGGCGCGCGGTGGGCGGCAAGCGCAAGATGGTCACGGGCGGCAACTCCAAGCCCGTCGCAGATCCCAAGCCCGTCGCAGAACCGAAATACCGCCCCGGCCTATCGGACGCGATCAAGCGGGCCAAGCTTGCCGGTGATCCGGTTGCGCGGCTGGGCAAGGTGGCGACGATGTACGGCATGAAGTACAGGGAAGTGCTGGAAATGGCGGGGGTGCAAGCATGAGCCACGGTGAAACGACCAAAGCCGACTGGCAGAACATCGTAACCATACGGCCCGGACCAACAATTTTCGTCTGGCGCAACGGGGCGGAGTTCTGCGCCGTGCCCCTGACGCATCGAGCCGCATTAAACATCATCGGCAGCCTGACCGCTGCCATGCAGATGACGGAGGCGCCAAAGGTCAAGCCGCTTGAGTGGAAACAATACGAAGGGAACATCTTTTGCGCTAAAACGCCGTGGGGCTGCTATTTTGCGCAATGGGATGACGAGATTGGCGCGTTCTTTGCCAGTCTCGAACTGGGAGATCATGAAGATCCGATTATCATCCAGCCGCAAGACGTTGCGTCCATGTCGGAAGCCCAAGATGCAGCCCAAGCGGATTACGAAGCGCGCATCCTTTCCGCTTTGGTGCAGCCATGACCCACACCGCCAGCCAGAGCGCGCAGGAAGGGCCATATCGCCCCGCGCCGCTACACGCGCCTAGCTTGGGGCAACTTGACGCTGTAGCGCCCGCGTTTTGGCCTATCATGGTCGAACTGGGCTATCACGGCATCTTTCCGCAGCCAGGCGCAACATACCATCGCCAGCCATGCCCGACATGCAGCCCGTGGCGGGCAAAATCGGATGAGCCGTGCCTCGTGGTCAGGATCATCAGCGCAACACAGGCAGACGTGATCTGCCACCATTGTTTGCATCAGGAGAGGATCACAGCATGAGCGGATGGCAACCAATCGAGACGGCACCAATCGTCGGGACGATCCTCATCGCATCTTGGTCCGAGGCGCAATCGAGGTACATCATCCGCGCGGGGTTCTGGGAGGACTTCGACGGCGGCGCATGGTGGCCCTACACCATCACAAACCCAACGCACTGGATGCCAATTCCCGCACCGCCGGAAAAACCGATGAAGCCATGACGTTGCAAAAACGCGCAAACCTGATAAAGTGCGCCCCAGCGACCGGGCCGCATTGCCCGCGATGAAAGTGGGAAATCATGACGGCGAACAAAGAATTTCCAAACTATAAAACCGCCTCAGTGGCAGACTTGATCCCATACGCCCGCAACAGCCGCACGCATTCGCCGCAGCAGGTGGACAAGATCGCCGCCAGCATTCGCGAGTTTGGCTTTCTAAACCCCATCATCGTTGACGGCAAGAATGGCATCATCGCAGGGCACGGGCGCGTCATGGCAGCCCAAAAGCTGGGGCTTAAGGAACTTCCCGTCATTGAGGCTGCTCATCTCACCGAGGCCCAGCGCCGCGCCTATGTGCTGGCAGACAACCGCCTGGCCCTAGATGCTGGCTGGGACAGCGACCTGCTCAAGATCGAATTGCAGGATCTGCAGGCCGAGGGCTTTGACCTGAGCCTGACGGGTTTTAACGTGGATGAGATTGGCGACCTGTTGGCAGAGGCTACCGTCGGCCTGACCGACGAAGATGCCGTACCGGATGTGCCTGCGGTGCCCGTGACGGTCGAGGGCGATGTGTGGCTGCTTGGGCGGCATCGGTTGATGTGTGGGGATAGCACCAGCATTGATGCGGTGGAGCGGCTCTGCGACGGGCAGCTTGTGGACATGTGGCTAACCGATCCTCCTTACAACGTTGCTTATGAGGGCAAGACCAAAGACGCGCTGACCATCAAGAACGACAAGATGGGCGACGACAGCTTCCGGCAATTTCTGCGCGACTCCTACATCGCCGCTGATGCTGTCATGAAGCCGGGAGCGGTTTTCTATGTCTGGCACGCCGACTCGGAGGGCTACAATTTCCGGGGTGCGGCCAAGGATGCTGGGTGGACTGTGCGCCAGTGCCTCATCTGGAAGAAGCAGACTATGGTGATGGGCCGTCAAGACTATCACTGGAAGCACGAGCCTTGCCTCTATGGATGGAAGGAAGGCGCAGCGCACTTGTGGGCCACGGATCGCAAGCAAACGACAATACTCGAGTTTGACCGCCCGTCGCGCAGCGGGGAACACCCGACAATGAAGCCTGTGGAATTGTTCGCGTATCAAATGCTGAACAATACCAAGGGCAACGACCGTGTTCTTGACAGCTTCGGTGGAAGCGGGACAACCGCCATCGCCGCAGAGAAGCACGGCAGAGACGCGCGCCTGATGGAACTCGACCCGAAATACTTCGACGTCATCATCAAACGCTGGCAGGACTACACCGGCCAGGCGGCTACGCTTGAAGGATCGGGAGAGACGTTTAACGCGCTGGCAGCCAAGAGGATAGCAGCATGAGCCGCCGTCCGCACGCCCCCACAAAGGAAAGCCGCCAGATTGTGCAGTTGCACGCCACCATCGGCACGACGCAGGCTGTCATCGCCGATATCCTTGGCATCGATGGCAAGACCCTGACCAAATACTACCGCGAGGAACTGGACCAAGCCCTGGCCCGCGCCAACGCATCGGTTGGCGGTGCGCTGTTCAACAAGGCCAAGGGTGGCGACACAGCCGCCATGATCTTCTGGATGAAAACGCGCGCCGGATGGCGTGAGAAGCACGAGATTGAACACAGCGGCCCCGACGGCGGATCAATCCCAATCGAAATCAAGCGAACCATCATTGATCCGAAGGCATGAACTTAACCATCAACACGCCACGCTGGGCGCTTCCGATCCTGCAACGCGAGGGCGCCCGCTACATCGGAGCATTCGGAGGGCGTGGATCTGGGAAAAGTACGTTCTTCGCGGAATGGATCGTCGAACGTTGCGTGATGCGCAAGACCGATGTTGTCTGCGTGCGCGAGGTTCAGAAGTCGCTGAAGCAATCGGTCAAGAAGCTGATTGAAAACAAGATCGATGAGCTTGGCGTTGGTCATCTGTTCCAGGTGCAGCAGGCCGAGATCAAATGCCCTCACGGAGGCGTTATCATCTTTCAAGGCATGCAGAACCATACAGCCGACAGCGTGAAGTCGCTGGAAGGGTTCGACATTGCCTGGGTGGAGGAGGCGCAGTCGATCAGCCAGTTCTCGCTTGATCTGCTACGCCCGACCATCCGCAAGCCCGGATCGCAACTTTTGTTCAGTTGGAATCCACGGTTCGACACAGATCCGATTGAGGTTCTGCTGCGTGGCACCAACCCGCCACATGACGGTGTGATCGTTGAGGTGAACTATACAGACAACCCGTGGTTTCCAGACGTTCTCAAAGACGAAATGGAGTACGACAGGCAGCGCGATCCAGACAAATACATGCACGTCTGGAAGGGCGAGTATGTCCGCAACAGCGAAACCCGCGTGTTCAAAAACTGGGCGGTGGAAGAGTTTGAAACGCCGCCAGATGCCGTGCATCGCCTCGGCGCTGACTGGGGCTTTGCCAGTGATCCAACAGTGCTGGTGCGATGTCATATTGTCGGTCGCAAACTGTACATCGACCACGAAGCCTATCAGGTGGGATGCGAGATCGTCGACACGCCTGCGCTGTTCATGTCCATCCCAGAGGCTGAACGCTGGCCTATGGTGGCCGATAGCGCGCGGCCCGAGACGATCAGCCACATGCGCAAGAACGGCTTCCCGAAGATCCAGCCAGCCGTCAAGGGGGCGAAGTCGGTCGAGGAGGGCGTTGAGTGGCTGAAGTCCTTCGACATCGTTGTGCATCCTCGTTGCAAGCACACCATCGATGAATTGACGCTATACAGCTACAAGACAGATCGCGACACGGGTAGCATTCTTCCGATGCTGGAGGACAAGGAAAACCACGTCATTGACGCGCTGCGCTATGCCTGCGAGGGCGCACGTCGGGCAGGCAGGCAGGAGAAGCCAAAGCCTCGCCTCGTCCCTGTAAGCATGCCGATGGCACGTCATTGATATTATGCTGGGTCTGTCATATACTGCAGCCCAAATATCCAGCGAAAGGCGCGCACCTTGGCCCGCATGACCAAAGACCAGCGGCTTGCAAACGTCCATGCAGAGGCATTGGCCGAGTTTGACAATATCCAAGGCGTGATGCGCGATGAGCGGTTGCAGTGCCTAGAGGATCGCCGCTTCTACTCAATCGCTGGCGCGCAGTGGGAGGGCAACCTCTATGAGCAATATCTGAATAAGCCGAAGTTTGAGGTCAACAAGGTTCACCTCGCCGTCATGCGGATCATCAACGAATATCGCAACAACCGCATCACGGTGGACTTCGTCAGCAAGGACGGCACAGCCGACGACAAGCTGGCCGATGTTTGCGATGGGCTGTTCCGGGCCGACGAGCAGGACAGCGGATCAAACGAGGCATACGACAACGCATTTGAGGAAGCTGTCGGTGGCGGCTTTGGTGCGTTCCGCCTGCGGTCTGTCTATGAGGATGAATACGACGAAGAGAACGAAAAGCAGCGCATTCGCATCGAGCCGATCTATGATGCCGACACGACGGTGTTCTTTGATCTAGACGCCAAGCGCCAAGACAAGGCCGACGCGCGCCTGTGCTATGTGCTGGCCGCAATGACCCGTGACGCATACCGGGCCGCATGGGATGACGACCCGACCACCTGGCCGAAGGGCATCGAGCAGTGTGCCTTTGATTGGGCCACGCCTGATGTCGTTTATGTGGCCGAGGTCTACCGCGTTGAAGAGGCTTCAGAAACCATCCGCATCTTCCAGACCATCGATGGGCAGGAAGAGAAGTATTTTGAAAAGGACTTCGAGGACGACGAAGATCTGGAGATGATGCTGGAGGCTGTCGGCACCAAAGAGGTACGCCAGCGCCGCGTCAAGCGCCGCAAGGTGCGCAAGTACATCATGAGCGGCGGCAGGGTGCTGGAAGACAGCGGATACATCGCTGGCGACCAGATCCCGATTGTTCCGGTCTATGGCAAACGCTGGTTCGTTGACAATATCGAGCGGTGCATGGGCCACGTCCGTCTGGCTAAGGATGCGCAGCGGCTGAAGAATATGCAGCTCTCAAAGCTGGGCGAGATCAGCGCGCTTTCGACCGTTGAAAAGCCGATCTTTACGCCGGAGCAGGTTGCCGGTCATGAAATGATGTGGTCCGAGGATAACCTCAGAAACTATCCCTACCTGCTGCTGAACACCGTGACCGATGCCAACGGCGGCGAGGTTCTGTCTGGCCCAGTCGGCTACACCAAGCCGCCGCAGATCCCACCTGCATTGGCTGGGCTGTTGCAGATCACCGAGCAGGACATGAGCGACCTGCTGGGCAAGCCAGACTCTGCCGATGAGGTGGTTGCCAACGTCAGCGGCAAGGCGGTTGAACTGGTCCAGCAGCGCCTCGACATGCAGACATTCATCTACATGTCGAACATGTCCAAGGCGATCAAGCGCGGCGGCGAAATCTGGCTTTCGATGGCGCGTGACATTCTTGTGGAGCCTGGCCGCAAGATGAAGGCTGTCGGCGCCGGTGGTGAGTTGTCCAGCATTGAAATGGGCAAGCCGATCCTGAACGTCGAGACCGGCGAAGTGGAATATGAGAACGATCTGAGCAACGCCAAGTTTGACGTGGCTGTTGATGTTGGCCCTGCATCGGCAAGCAAGCGCAGTGCCACCGTCCGCGCGCTGTTGGGCATGATCCAGCTTTCGCCTGATCCAGAAACGCAGCAAGTGCTGACCTCGATGGCCATGATGAACATGGATGGCGAGGGCATCGGCGAGGTGCGCGGCTATTTCCGCAACAAGCTGATCAAGATGGGCGTCATTCAGCCGACCGAGCAAGAGGGCGAAAAGCTTCTGGCAGAAATGCAGGCCGCGCAGCAGCCAGACCCGCAGGCGCAATATCTGCAAGCTGCCGCTATGGAAGCGCAGGCGAAGGCAGGCCAAGCGCAAGCCAACACAGAATACACCTTGGCGCGTGCGGAAGAGACCCGCGCCAAGACCGTGGAGGTGCTTGCTGGCATCCAGCAAAAAGAACGCACCAACGTAGTGGAAACAGCGAAGGCTCTGCAAGAGACCGTCGCCACCGGAATGCGGCAACCGCCCAGCCGCACAATGTAATGGGTGAGAAAATCGCGAGGATCGCATGACTGAATTGGCAGAACAGATCGAAGATGACTTTGAAGATGAGGCTGAAGAAATCAATGCTGACATGGCCGAGATGGCTGACGGCAATGATGACGAAGCCGAAGAAGTTGTAATTTCGATTAACGGGGAAGCGCCAGCCCCGGAGGAAGATGAGGAAGCCCGCGCCCCTGATTGGGTCCGGGATCTTCGCAAGAACTATCGTGAGGAAAAACGTCGATCCAAGGAATTGGAACAGCGGCTCGCACAAGTCGAACAGCGGAACACCCAAGCGGTCGCGCCACTTGGGCAAAAGCCAACGCTTGAAAAGGCCGACTACGACACCGACCGATATGAGAAGGATCTTACTGCATGGTATGAGAAGAAGCGCCAGCATGACGAGCGTGAGGCTACCGTAAAGTCTGAACACCAAGCCGTTCAGAAAGAGTGGGAGCGCAAGCTGGAAAGCTATCAGGGGGCGAAGGCTGGCCTGAAGGTGCGTGACTTCGAGTTCGCGGAGGATGTCGTCCAAGACAATCTCAGCGTCATGCAGCAGGGCATGATTGTGCAAGGTGCCGACAACCCGGCCCTTGTCGTTTATGCTTTGGGCAAGAACCCGAAAAAGGCGAAGGAAATCGCTTCCATTACAGATCCCGTGAAGTTCGCCTTTGCGGTTGCGAAATTGGAGACGCAGTTGAAGGTATCTAACCGCAAGGCTCAATCGTCACCCGAGCGCAAGATCAGCGGCACCGCCCGCCCATCTGGCGCGGTTGACAGCACCCTAGACCGCCTGCGGTCTGAAGCAGAAAAGACTGGCGACTATTCCAAAGTTTTCCAGTATAAGAAGCAGAAGGCTAAGGGCTAAACCCCCATATGAAGGACCACGGAAATGGCTAACGCTTTTTCAAAAGAAGAACGAGTTGCCTTTGAGAACATCCTCGAAGGATTCAACGATGCGCTGGTGATGTCGCGCAATGTGTCGGTGTACAACACCGATGGATCGATGATGGAACGCACGAACGACGTGATCTGGCGTCCGCAGCCCTACATTGCGACATCGATCAACGGCGCACCGCGCACCGACATCTCGGCCCAGTTCATCGATTTCACGCAGCTTGCTGTTCCGGCAACGCTCGGTTTCAACAAGACCGTGCCGTTTGCTCTGGACGCTCTGGAACTGCGTGACCAGCTTCAGGAAGGACGCCTTGGCGATTCCGCGAAACAGAAGCTGGCTTCGGACATCAACGTCGCCATCATGAACGTGGCCGCTGCCCAGTCCACGATGGTCGTGACCCGCTCCGGCTCTGCTGGCGGTTACTCTGACGTTGCTGAATGCGATGCCGTGTTCAACGAGCAGGGCGTGCAGATGTTTGACCGTTATCTGGCGCTGTCGTCGCGCTCGTATAACGGCATGGCGTCGGATCTTGCTGGCCGCCAGACCATGACGGGCAAGCCGACCACTGCCTATGAGCGGTCGTTTGTCGGTGAAGTCGCTGGCTTCCAGACGTACAAGATGGACTATGCTAACCGCATCCTGGGGAATACGACCCCGGTCGGTGACATCACCATCAACGGCGCCAACCAATACTACACCCCGCGTGCGACATCGACCGCAGGCACGGGTGAGACCAACAACGTGGACAACCGTTACCAGTCGCTCAACGTCACCCTGGCAGCCGGTGCTGTCGTGCGTGTCGGCGATTGCTTCCGGTTGGCAAGCGTGAACGCGGTGCATCACATCACCAAGGGCGACACTGGCCAAGCCAAGACGTTCCGCGTGATCTCGATCACCTCGGGCGGCGGCACTGCAGGCAACAACACCATCGTCATCTCCCCGCCGATCATCTCGGCGCAGGGCGCGACCGATGCTGAACTGCAGTACAAGAACGTCACGGCAACCCCGGCCAACGGTTCGACCGTCACGATCCTGAACGTGGATGCTGCTGACATCAACTGCTTCTGGCAGAAAGACGCTCTGGAAATCTTGCCGGGCCGTTACGCAATCCCCGCCAATGCTGGCGTGGACATCATGCGCGGCACGACCGACCAGGGCATTGAACTGGTGATGCAGAAGTTCTACGACATCAACACCGCCATCACGAAGTATCGCATGGATACCTTCTTCGGCGTTGTGAACAAGCAGCCCGAGATGTCGGGCATCTTGCTGTTCAATCAGGTTCCGTGATCTGATAGCATCGGGGGCGGGGAAACTCGCCCCCTTTCACCTTTGACAATGGGATAGTGCCATGCCGCTGACAAAAGGTTACAGCCGCAAGTCCATCGGAGAGAATATCAAGATGGAAGAGAAGTCTGGGAAGCCGCGCAAGCAGGCTATTGCCATCGCGATGAACACGGCACGCACCGCTGCCATGAAGGCAGGCAAGCCGTCGAATGCACCGAAAGGCAAGAAGACATGACGACCATGCTTTACAAGTCTCCCGGCAAGGTCAAGCGCAGTGCAAACGAGACGTTTGACACCTGCATCGTGGAAGACAACGAGATTGAAATTACCATTGAGGCGGGATGGCATTACACCGTGCGCGAGGCTATCGCTGCCGCCAGTTGCCCTGAACCCGAGGCCACGCCAAAGCGTGGCCGCCCGCGCAAATCTGAGGCTCTGTGATGGCATACACCAAGCGCGACATCGTGAACCGGGCCTTTGAAGAGATTGGCCTTGCGGGCTATGTCTATGATCTGGCCCCGCAGCAGCTTGAGGGCGCTTTGCAGCGTCTTGATGCTATGATGGCGACGTGGAACGGCAAGGGCATCCGCCTGCGCTATCCTTTGCCATCCTCAACGGCAGCCAGCGATCTTGACCAAGATATCGGCGTTCCTGATGATGCGCTTGAAGCCATGCACCTCAATCTGGCTGTGCGCATCGCGCCTGGTTATGGCAAGAGTGTTTCGCCAGACACGAAGGCGAATGCGCAGCTTGCCTATAAAGCGTTGATGTCCAGATCCACCTTCCCGGTTGAGATGCAGCTTGGCAATATGACGATCCCGTCTGGCCAAGGCAACAAAGGCTGGCGCTATTACAACGACGCGTTCCTGCGTCAACCAATTGACCCGCTGACGGTTGGACCGGACAGCGCCTTGACATGGGATTGACGCGATGACCAACATCAACCAGCTTTCTTCGCTCGACACGATCCAGCTTGGCGATCTCCTCGCTGTCTGGGCCACGAATAACGGCGACACGCGCAAGGCATCGATGAGCCTCATGCTGTCGTTCATGCAGGCAAACTTGGCGCTGCCGGGGTCGCTGACAACGCAATATGCGGCACCCAGCGCGACTGCGTTTTCGGTCACTGTATCTGCGGCAAATACTTGGCTGCTGCTGACACCCACATCGTCCTTTGCGTCTGGCACCATCGTTCTGCCATCGGCCCCCACCGACAGATCTGAGGTGAGCGTTAACTGCACGCAGATTGTCACGGCGCTGACCGTCTCCGGCGCAGGCAGAACGGTCACAGGCGCACCAACCACTTTGGCTGCGGCCAATGCCTTCTTCACCATGCGGTTCGATGCGGCAACCAATGCCTGGTATCGGGTCTCTTAACCAAAGGATCACAGACATGTTCCTCTATCCATCCGCAGCCAGCACGGAAAAAGAACTCGCCATTCCGCGCGGATCGTCTCTCAGCGTGGGCAGCATTGGCGACCAACCGACACTGGTTCAGATCGGCGTGCAAGAGCCAACAGGTGTTGTTGAACTGCTGAACCGCGCGCAGACCTTTGGCCCCTATGCGAATGACCGCATGGCCACGATCTACAATCGCGGCGCAACGGTTGAATACGATGTTGGCACGCAGCCGAAGCTTCGCAGCTTCCCGCCTTTGGTGCTTGGCTCTCTCTCTCCTGTTGCGCTGGTGGAGCCAGCGGCAACATTCATCACGCTGACATACGAAACCAACGCAGGCTTGGTCCGTCTGGTGAGCGCAGGCGCGCATGGCCTGACCGCTGCCGTGGCAGTCGGTGCAAGCGTCTATGTGACTTGGGCCACTGGCACGGGCGTCAATGGTTTCTATGAGATCACCGAGCTTGACACCGACACCACTGGCGTCAAGATCACG